ATACCGCCTTTGGATTTGTTTGCTAGTTCGCAGAGTTGCTCTACTGATTTTTCTAATTTATCGATCTTTTTCTCAAGCGAATCAACCGTTGCAACAAGTTGACCATACTTAAATATGTCGATTTGGTGGTCTTCAGACATTTTTTATACTTTAATAAATTGGATTATTTAATACTTACCTTCAGCAAATACATTAACAAATACTGTGTTGTCCTCTAATGCTTCAATTTCATGCCATTCATTAGCTGGTAAATTTAATGGCTGGCTATTTTTGTCAATAATGTAATTGCGACCTTGTAGCCTTACATCACAAGAGCCGCTATGACAAACAGTTGCATGGCTAAAACTATGACTATGTTTTGGCAAGCCCTGTCCTTTATCTGCATGATACACATTAAGTTGTGCCCCATCGTAGGTAAAAGAATGAGTTGTGCCTACAGCAGTAACCATTATGCAGTTTTAGTGCCAGTAGTTGTTGGTTGTGGTTTTGGGTTTGGTGGTTGTGGTTGATTTGTTGTTAAAACAGAACCATCCCATGTAAATCCAATTTGACCAACACCAATAACTTCTGTTAATACATAAACTGGTGGAGTTGCTGTGTTTAATTCCCAAACCATTGCTGGTGTAGTAGCTTGAACTAACATAGTAGAATCTGCTGGCGGAGTCCATTCTGAACCACCATCCCACATTACTGTATTAACGACAATATTAGAAAAATTATCTATTTGTAAATATGTTTGAACTGTCATTTTATTTTCCTTACCATTCAAAAACTACAACACCTTGATTTCCTGTGCCACCACTTAATGGAGCACCATAGGATGCACAAGCTCCACCGCTTGCACCACATCCATAACCATTGCCAGAAGAACCGTTAGCATAACCTGTCCCACTTACAAAGTTAAAATTGCCAGTTCCTAAAAGACTGTTTCCGCCAGCACCACCTATTCCCGAATAGCCAGCACAATTATTTGTACCAGCCCCATAACAACCACTAGCACCATTTATATTAATAGTTCCACCCGATGCAGTGCCACCCGAACCACCAGAAGCATAAAGATTTGCATTATAGACAGTAGCACCAGCACTTCCACCATTAGCTGTAACTGTAGAAATAGACTGTGTTCCTGAAGCAATTTTAGATTGTCCGCCACTAGTTCCGCCAACAGTAACCGCAATAGTAGCACCGGGTGTTAATCCAGTTAAATAAGAAATAGCTGTCCCACCAGCACCACCACCGCCACCACCGCTATAGCCTGCACCACTAGATGAACCACCATTACCGCCACCACCAATTACAGTTACTTTAAGTGCAGTAACGCCAGTAGGAATGGTAAAAGTTCCTGATGATGTAAATGCTTGACCTAATGTTCCGGGGATACTAGCTCCTGCCGCAGTAGTTTGTGTTGTTGAATCTGGAAAAGTGATTGATGAACCACTAACTGTGATTGTCATGTGTTGCTCCTAAAAATTAAGGTGTTCCGCCAGCAGCTGCGCTGCCTAATGTGATAAAGTTGCCAGAAGAATCTAATGAAGCCACGTTTGCTCCATTATACTGAAAATAAAGTTTGCTGCCAATTTGTTGAACCACAAAGTTGGCAGATTGAATGGATCCTGCAGGAACGCCGTTTTGCCATGTGGGTGCGCTAGTACCATTTGATACCAATACCTGACCCGTTGTTCCTGCTGCGGTAAACGCTGTAGTATTAGCAGCAGATTGGTAAGGCAATTGTCCTGCTGCACCACCGCTTAAATTTGTTGCATACGTTCCGTTTGCGCTACTTTGAGCTAATATTGTAACTACGCTATTAGCATTTTTAAAAAACAGTTTTCCATCAGCAGCATTAAGCGCTAGCTCACCACTTGCTAAATTAGCAGCGGTTGGCACATGCCCAGCTGTTGTGCTGTAATAAAGCTGAATTGTGGTATTGCCTGAAGATGCCATGTTTATACCTTTAAGTATTCTAAAACTTCTTTGGGTTTTAGAAATCGTTCATTTTTATGCTCTGTTGCTTCCCACCAAAGAAACTGATTCTCTGTTAGGTATTCTCTGCCTTTCAGCAAATTAATATTTTCTGGGTGTCCATATATCAGTGGATCAGAAGGCCCCCACAATACTACACCTTTTATTCCTTCGTCCCATGCAAGGTGCTGAAAAAAACTATCAACTCCAATCCATGTGCGGCATTGCCAAAGTAATTCTCTTAATGCGCTAATTGGTAAGTTAGTTCTAAAATCGGGAACTAATTGTTTTTCACCAGCTATTCCAACTTGCACAATTGGCTCATCAATTAACTCAATCAATCCTTCCCAATATGGATAGTTCTTGGGATTTTGTTTGCCATTACGCAATTTCTGCGCATAGGGAGATATAATAATCATAAATACATCTTCCTATACGCGTCTTCTAAATTGCCTTTCCACTTCCACTGGTCCATCTTTTTATAGATGTTATAGCATTCAATATCGCCAAATAGTTGTTGCGCTTCTGCGATTGAACGACCTTGTATTACTTCAGGATAGCATGTAAAAACAAGGGGATTGCGAACAGCAGGCAAAACGTGACTAAAGACAATATGATCGCCGAGACCGCAATTAAGAACGACAATAGTATGGTCTTTGTACTTAAGGACATTTCTAAATATTTGCTCATCGTGCTCGTACATCTCCCGCTTTGTCTCACTGCGAATGCCACCCTGTGGGTTTTTCATGTGCCATGTTACCGCGTCAGGCACTGCAACAACTTCATAACCTTTTTGACGCAAACCATACGTAAACAAAGTCTCTTCGCGGTGCGCTACCCTTGATAAACCAGTGTTGTAATCTACAACTCCAGCGCGATACAAAAACGTACAGTGTAAGTGCTCAACTTGCTTAGTAACATTAATGTTACCCCACTGAATATTGGGCTCATTATCAATGTTGTCAATTTTACCGCTAACTAGGCTTGTATCTGGCATGTATGGCGGAGTTAACACCGAACCGCCTACTGCACCAACGCTAGGTTGCACCCAACGGTACAAATTCTCTAACACATTGGGCTCTGGTATCGCATCATCATCGCAACGCCATACCCAGTCATAGCCTTCTGTATTAGCAGCTTGGTGGATGTGGTGCTGGCCTTTTTTGCCTGCAAACCGCCACTCCCACTCAATCTTTTTTGCGTCTAACATCTGAAAAAAGTAGCTGTAAATCATCTCTTTTCGCATGTCTTGCGGCTCATCGTTATCATCAAACACAATCAGCTTGTCTACTGGTTTGGTTTGATTAATAATCGCGTTTAATACCAAGGGCAGCGTAGTAAAGTATCTGCCACGGGTTGCTACTGAGCAAAGAACTTTAGGCTGCATATTTGCTCGCTAACTTTGCTTCGTTTTGGGCAAATACTTCGGCCCAGTTTTGTACTAGCTTAGGGTCTAACATGGTGCCTTCAGCTGCATGGTAGATTGGAAACGAACCATCATCAAAGTTCAAATCAATCCTAAAACCAGCTTGCTCGGCTTGGTAGCAAAACTCAATGTCTTCACAACCACCGACGCCATAATCTTCGTTTAGCAAGCCAATCGTATCAAACACTTTGCGGTCGATCATCACACAGAAAAACACCGCAAAGCGGCGTTTTGTAATTGGTGAATACTGAGACCACACACCTGATATGTCGCCTGTGTCTAACATCTCTAGCCATTTGTTTTTGGCTCGCTCTAACAACACTGTGTCGTTGTTAAGCAGTATGATACGATTTGCAGTTGCTGCTTTAATACCAGCGTTTGTGGCCCGCGCAAACCCAATTGGCTCATCGTGCCATACTGCTTTTAAATTGGGTATTGCGCTAGCCAAGTAAAACAAGTATTGTTTTGTATTGTCTTTGCAGCCGTTAGCTGACACAACCAACTCAACGTTGTCCATGTCAGTGTATTTAATAATCGAGTCAATACACGGTTTTAAATACTTTTCACAATTGTTATACGTGGGTATAACGATACTGTATTTCATACGGCCCTTAAAGGTTTCTACAAACCTACATTATACTACTTATTTTTTAACGCTTCAATTTCTTTGCGAAGTTCAATAACTTGTTTAGATAACTCAATAGCAGCAACCAATGCTGCGTTACCATAACTAACTGTTTTGTAGCCTTCGCGGTTTACAGAAATAACTTCTTTTAATACCTCTTCCATGGATTGTGCAGACACACCCGCCTGTGTATCTTCAATGTCAACACGATCGTAAATACCGTGTTTAACACTAGCTAACTTTTCAATAAAGTCTACTGGTAAATCACGCCAATTTGTTTTTAAACGCTCATCAGATGTTGACTGATGGGCAACAGCATATAAGTAACCGTTGCTTCCGTTATAATAAACAGAAGTGTTGCTATACGGCGTTGTATTAGAGCCGCTGGTGGTTACACCCACTAAATAATAAGTGGCGTTGGTAGAGGTATTAGTTGTGTTAATGCTGGTTGATGGTCCTGCAGAACCTGTTGCGCCGCTGTATCCAGAGTAGCCTGATGCTCCGTTTGTTCCTGTACCCCCACTGTATCCAGAATAACCTGATGTACCAGTTGATCCTGCTGATCCGTTAGAACCGCTGTATCCAGAAAAACCGCTGTATCCAGAAATTCCAGAGTAGCCACTAAAGCCGCTGTAACCTGATGTACCAATTCCTGAGTAACCAGAATATCCGCTATATCCTGAAATACCGCTAGAACCTGTTGCACCAGAAATGCCAGAAAAACCACTAAAACCAGAATACCCGCTAAAACTAGAATATCCAGAATATCCTGATGTGCCAGAATAACCACTAAATCCACTGTAGCCAGATATTCCTATTTGTCCGCTGTATCCAGAAAAACCGCTGTAGCCAGATATGCCACTAGAACCAGTTGCGCCAGAAATACCAGAAAAACCACTAATGCCTGAATAGCCTGATGTACCAATTTGACCACTGTAGCCAGAATATCCTGAATAACCAGATAAACCTAATCCAGAGTAACCAGAATATCCTGAATAACCAGAGAAACCACTAACACCGTTAACAATTGCCAAAAAGACTGGTAAGTTGTTTGCAAATCCAGTGGTTCCAGTTCCTAATGATTTTATTAGTGTTACTGGGTATCCCCAATAGCTATTTGATGCTCCGGGATTATAGTTAACCGGCGCGCCACTAACTTGCCAAACTTGGTAGTTGTCGCTGTTTGTTTCATCTTGAATGATGAACTCTTCAGACTGTGTGATAAATGATAAGAAAATATCAATGTCAGCACCAGTTTGAGTTTTGTGAGAAACATAAACTTCTGTTGCGCTAGTTTGAGTAGCGTTATTCCAAATAAGGAAACCATCTCCGGGATATCCTGAAGTAATGGTTGTATTTGCTTCGTATGGGAATGAAACTGTTGAGGATCCCGGCGTACCTGAAAAGCCGCTATATCCAGAAATACCACTATATCCAGAGAAACTGCTATATCCACTATATCCACTATATCCAGATCTGCCTGAAAAGCCACTATACCCGCTGTAGCCAGAGATACCAGATCCTGAGTACCCAGATATGCCTGAGAAGCCAGAAAGGCCTGAAACGCCACTATAACCTGAATAGCCACTAAAGCTAGAATAACCAGAAAAACCGCTATATCCAGATATACCTACTTGGCCAGAAAAACCACTGTAGCCACTGTAGCCTGAAACACCAGAGCCGCTGTAGCCAGAAAGACCAGAAAATCCAGACAGTCCTGATACGCCACTGTAGCCAGAAATACCACTAAAACTAGAATAGCCTGAAAAACCAGAAAAGCCACTATAGCCTGATTTACCGCTGTAACCAGAAATGCCACTGTAGCCTGAAATACCACTAAAACCACTGTAACCAGAAACGCCTGATCCACTGTAGCCAGATGTACCATTAATACCAGAGTAACCAGAATATCCAGAATAACCAGATAATCCTAAACCTGAATAACCAGAATAGCCAGACCAACCAGAGATAGGGCCTAAAACTTGTTGTGAGCCATCATTATAATAAATTATTAAATCACCATTTGATGATTCGTATGATATGGTAGTGATTAATTTACCACCAGCTGCAGCGTTGGCCAAATAGGTGACCAATGTCTGTACTGTTACACCATTTTGGACAATAACAGCAAGCTCGTTACCACTTAAGGGTACCGATGCTACTGGTAATTGTGATATCGACTGATCAGCCATTTATTATTCTCGTTAAGTTATCAGATCGCCCGGATTGCCTGCCGTGGTAGCGTTAGACTGTGACTGTGTAATAAATACAGAGTTGCGATTTGGATTGTTTGGTTTTCTTGTACCATTTACGGGACTATCAACTGGCCCGCTTGGTGCTTGACCTGTGACTAATTGATTGCCACCAATAGGTCCAACTGCAACAGACACGTCTGGTCTTGGGAATCGTAATGCAATGTTTTCTGTTTGAAGTGCAGGTAAGCGCCAAGGATCGAAATCATCTCGATCTTCAGCGCATACACGCATGCCCGGGAAGTTTGGATCGGGCATTAAATCTACGTACGCAAATTTCCTGCTGCAGCGATCACAGATCCCTACAGCAAGAACCGAATTACCTCGCGTATCTAAATAGACTGGCATTTAGGTGCCTTAAATTGCTGAAGCTAACGCTTGACCGTCGTTTTGAACCAAAAAGCCTTCAATATATGCTGCAACGTGTTGCGAAGAACTATCGCTTGTTGAAAAAGCAAAAGTCA